TATAGTCTTAGCCTATGAAAATTGTCTTTCGACGCGTAGTGTTTGGTGGCGCCATTATCTTTTCTAAACCATTCCGATTCTATCGCTCTTGCAACTTGCAATCCGTAATTATAGCTAGACTTCTCTACGTCGGGAACTGTGTGACTTGGAAATATGCCTTTTGGTTGGGTTTGCTTCATTATTCTATTATTTTTGAACTATAACCTGTGTTGTTGTATCTTTTTAAACCTATATTAATAGGTATATTTTTTTTATCTTGTACTGGCTTGTACATATTTCTGTTACAACCCATTATTGCTAAGCCAGAGCTAATTGTAGCATCAAACAAAGTTCTTTTGTTTATATCAAACCTGGCCCACTCATTAAGTGTTTTGTTGAAATACATATCACCCATAGTTGTTTGCTTTTCTCCTACATACTGATCTATATAAGATTCAATAGCGGCAGCGTGGGCTTGCTTAATATCTTCACTAGAGTTTGGTATACCGCCAATTTCTTTTTCGGCTACTGAAAGTTTATTCCAAACTTTGTCTGGCCTTGTCATTGAGAAACCTCTATAACCCCTTCGTTTTAAGTAGTATAAAAGTCTTGGTTTATTATTTTCTGCTAGTATCGGCATTCCGTAAAACACTAACGCCATTAATACGTCTTCAAAAAATATCTCTGCGGTTTGTGGTCTAGCTATGTACTCTAAAAAAAAGTGCTCCGGGGGAACATCTTCCATTGAAAATTTTGTTTTGCCGTGCAATGAACCTTTTGATCCTTTTTTATCGACAGTTCCTGATATATCGTACGGGTCACATCCAAAGCATCCCATGTGCTCATTACCTGGATATTTAATCCCATTCTTAATAATTACATTATTTTGTAAATTTCTACCTGGAATCCAAGTAACGTTAAATCTTCCATTTTGATCTGGCATGAATTCTACAACAGTATCTTTTACACCATCCCGCCATTGGAACCTACCCTTTGTTATTAAAGTTGATTTATAGGGCTCCCCATTAAAATCAATTTGAGAATAGATTTTACTTAAATTAAATAAACTGTTTTTAGCCTCATCTCTGAACGCATGGTCCTCCGTGCGGGGAAACTGTCGATAAAATTCATTTAGCGCGTCCTGGTCGTCCTTAAGCGCATCTGCTTCATTATTCCAATAATCAATTATGCCCATCGTAATACGGTCGCCGTAATTTGACATTATTGGCTCATCTGGTGTTTCAAAAACCGGTATGCCATACTTATCCATAAAACCTTCATAATTCCATTCCATTGGAATAAAGAAACTATATAAGCCAGACTTGGTTTGACCGTTAGCGTTCCGCTTTGTTACATCTGAATCATTGTAAAGTTTTCTAAAGTTTTCACCTCCTTTATCCAATGAGTTTGATGTACTTCCCATCATGCACTTACCGACTACTCTACTGCCAAGCCTTAAACAAGTTTTTGTTACTCTCCAATTATTTAAAATATTTTCAGGTCTTTCCCATTTGCCAGATTCATCGTGAACTAACAATGCAAGCTTTTCCCCATCGTACGAGTTGTCTGCTGTATTTTTCCAGTCTATTGTTGTGTCAAGACCTTCTAGCTCTTCGTCTTCAGCTTTTGCCTCTATCTTCCTTCTGGTTAATTTAGATGCAGGTACTCTATACGAAAGTTCAGTTTTTGGTCGATCCATACCATCCTGTATGGGTTTGAAGAAGAAAGGATAATTGGTCGACATAGGTACAACTTTGTCGGTAAAGAGTTTTTTGGCATCTGGTCCTGTTTTAGAAAGTATTCCGAATCTTTTATCACTTGATATGGTTGCCATGTTAACTGTTTCCGAAGCAGACATAAAAGAAAATCCGGAACGCCTGTTCTTTAAATAGCACATGCCATAAGACCTTTTATCAGCTTTGCATGCCTCCCAGAATATATAGAATAATCTGTTGGATTCTCTAAACTCCGCTTCTCCCACGTCAATCTTAGCCCATTGCAAGTACATATAGTGAGAACCCGTTATATAGGTGTCTACACCATTATTTTTAAACCAAAACCCGCTTTCCCGTTTTTCAAATTCTTGATCAATGTAATCTACAAATTTGCTTTTAAACTCCTGCGGGTAGTCCTTCCAGTCAAATATGGTTTTAATTTTATCAAACTCTTTCGGCTTATATAACCTATCCCAGTACTGCTCTTCTTTTTTATTAGATCTGGCGTGCACTTTGCTAGGCTTTTTAGGTAACGCTACCTTAAGGTTCTGTATTTCATATATATCACCTATCTGCCCAGTGTTACTTATAACAACTATATCTTCTTCTTCGTTGTAACCATACTTCCAACGCTTTGCTTTGTTATATCTATGCAACTTATTTTGGTTGACCGGCTCAATGATTCTATATAAGGTCTGCTCGTACATTACTTTTTAGATCTCTTTTCGGCAAACCCTTTAAATGTCTTATCTTCTTTTGCCTCTTCTTTTTGCCCGCCATCAAGATTAGCATCCTCTTCCTCAATGCGTTGAAGTATTTCAAACGCGTCGAATATGGCTAGCTTTTTAGTTGCTGCTGCGTTTTTAAGTCTATCTGCAGAAATATCTTCGTCTGTATCTACAATAGCTTCTTGTGCAACTTTAATCAACTCTTGAACTGCTATTTGCCCAGCTTGGATTATATTCTTCCTGGTCTCCCGTGTATTCATATTTAACTGAAATATCATTAGTCTTTGCCCTGTATACTCTTTGGCCATCAATAACAAACTCAAACTGGCTGAACTTACCAATACCAACTAAGTCGCCAGCTTTAACGCCAAACTTATTTAGCTGCTTGTTATCATATAATAAAAAACCAATTAGTTCGTTTTCATTTGATGTAGAAAACTGGTCCTTGTTTTTTATTGGTTTAACAAAGCAGTAACCAGGGAGCGCCTGCCACGGTTCAGGATTATCACCATTAGTAAATGGTTTATAAGCATAAACCTGATCCGGCGTACAAGAATATTTATCATCAGATATATAGCTAGCGCTATTTTTTTCTATTCCTTTTACATCGTGCCAACGTCTAAATACATTATGGTGTATTAGCACTTTATCCCCTGGACTTACAGGAGTTGAAGCAACTATTGGCGTTGAAAGAACCCTAGCTTCTCTATTTACAAACTGATGATTAAATATTTCTGTATTTACTATTAGCTCTTTATCACCAACTTTAATCTCGTTGTTATATCGAGACTTTACTGGTGAAACAATATAATCAAATATTGAGTGCATTAATATTCTAAATTATATTCTACAGCGATACCCATGTTTTTATTAAAATCTTTCCAGGGTTTTATATCGTCACCTTCTTTTATAAAAACACAGTATTTATCGTGCTCTTCTACAATGTCACAAATAATATGCCCCCCATAAACCTCCTGGCCCACCGCGTAGTGCATGGCATTATCTTTATACCCTTTACCTATACTAATTTTACGTATTAATTTCATTTTCCACCTCTTTAATTGATCCATCATTGATGTTAATACTTACATCGCCGTACTCTTCTCTAAGATCATCCTGAAGTGTCTGAAACTCTCTTTCCAAAGCAACAAAATGATGTTGCAGCCCGTGTTTTTGTATTTCAATATCGCCAACGCGGCGCTTAACGTCATTCATTTCACTTAATTTAGATTGCAATGCAATAAGCTCTTCGTCTTTAATTTTATTAGTTTTCATTTTTTTATAAGATTTCATATTATTAAATTATTTACCCTGTAAATATACTAAGTTATCGCCCGCCTGAGATTACGTTTGCGTTGTAAGTTGAAATTGCGTCTGCAAGGTCTTGTGCCTCTCCATCTGTAAGTCCTGCGTGAATTGCGACAAAGCTCCACTCCCCACTATAATAACCAGCAGGTGTACCACCAGAGTTATAACACATTACATATATAGGTTGTGTGGGTGCGGCCCCTGTGTTCAGTGTTGAATTTGACCCAATGGATGATCCCTCCACATACATCTCTTGGTCTGTTGATGACCTTCTTACGATTGTATTAACAAACTCTGCATTGTTTGTTACCTGTAAGAAGCTGGATATAACCCCCAAATATGAGATTTTTGCTGTGCCGTTATATCGGAAGCCTGTTCTATTTGTGCCGCTACTTGAGCCTATTGCGTACCCCCCTGTTTTATCCTCTGCCGATATTGTTAGCCCGAAGTCATTTACATCATCTCCTTCTGAATTAGGATTATACCCTGTATCCCCATACATAGTGCTTCCGTCCCCTGTAATACCTGTCGTAGCGTGTGTTGGAGAGTTATACCATGTGATCTCAAAAGATGTTGGGTCTTTGAGATTAAAGGCCGCTGCTGCAAGTGAAGTAGGAGAAACTGGATAGATGGCGTTCATGCCTGTCCAAATGTTGTTGTTATTTGTAGTGCTGCCTGTTCCTTTAAGATCAAGAACTAGTTGGTTGATTGCTGCTATTTCAATTCTATTTGTGATCCCCGCATCGTCAATATATGTCTTAGCATCTGCGTCGAGTGCTCCTACTAATACTGTTTGATTGTATTTTAAAACTGCATCGTAAAGGTCTACCGCTTGGTTATCACTTAGAGCGTTGTGTAATGCCCAGAAGTCGCACTCACCATTAAGGTACATGTCAGGAGAGCCTGCGTTATTCCTAGCTAACACAAATATATCTAAAGAGGGTAATGTAATAGCGTTGCTTGTGCTCGCAGTGCCTCCCGATGTTCCATTTCTATAGAACTCCCTATCATCAGCGGCCCTACTTACCCCTGTATACACCCCTCTATCAGCGTTAGCTATTATAATAGCGCCGCTGCCTGTATTTCCAAAATAACGCCGTTGTGAAGCTGTGGTTAAGATAAATAGTCGCTCTCCCCCACTTATCAACCCTAGTGGTGTATCCCCTGCACTATAATCTCCTGAGTATGTGATACCTAAGTCAATACCAGAGGTAAATTCCGTAGAGGCATCAAACCCTGTATCCCCGTACATACTACTTCCATTTCCCGCAACCCCGTTGTCAGAATGAATGGGGCTGTTGTACCAAGTAATTTCGTAGCTTGTTGGGTCTTTAAGGTTAAACGCTGCTGCTGCAAGTGAGGTTGGGCTTACGGGATATGTGGCTAACATATCACTCCAAACATCTGTGTTATTCGTTGTACTGCCTGTTCCCTTGAGGTCAAGCACTAGTTGGTTAACAGCATCTTTTTCGGTCGTATCAGTAATACTAGCGGCGGTGAAGTAAGCCTCCGCACCTGAGTCATAACCTGATCCAGATGGTGGGGTTAAAAATCCTATTGTTGCAAAATACATATTATGAGAAATCTTGTACTATTGAACCGTAAATATTTGTTCCATCAGATATAAACGTAATTATATCGACTGCACTTAGGGGTGTAGCTGTGATAGTTGGTACAGTGCCGCTTGGCCATTTAACTACTGTGGGGCCTCCCTCTACAGTATAAGATGAGATAGTATACGGCGTGGACGCATCTTGCGTTACTTTGAGAATTGCGGGGGTTCCAACACCTAGATTTCTTACATCTAATGTACAGTTTTGAGCAATAGTAAGTTCTGCATATACGCCATTCAATGTATTAAAAGTTACAGCAGCGCTTGCGGCTAATGTGTTTAATATTGATTGGAATTGATCCCCTTGGAATTTTCCAGCCCCCGTAACATTATTTGTGTTAGCGTCTAAGTTACCACCTAGTTGTGGTGTTGTGTCTTCTACCACGTTTAATAGATATGTACCTGAATCAACGGTGCCATCTGCTTTTAAAAACTGACTTGATGTACCACCCGTTTTAGTAATAGTAGCACCCTCTACATCGCCGCCGCTTGTTACATTACCACTAACGTCTATTGTTACGCCCGTTGCATCTTTTAATAGTTTACCAGTTGTTCCATCAAATACTGGTATTGACAAATCTACTGAAGATGCAGGGCCAACTACGTCCCCACCGCCTATGGTAGACCAAGTATTGTCGCCACGAAGAAAGGTTGTTGCACCCGCTGTTCCTGTTGCAGATAAGTCTACAGTTCCAACGCTAACTGAACCTGTTGCAGCGGCGTTTGTGGTTACATTTACAAATGTACCAGCGGTAGATGTAAAGGCTGTTACGCCACCACCACCCCCACTAGCTAAAGCAACAATGTCGCTTACTAAATAATTTTTAGTTTCGCCACTAGCGGTATCTGTCCCAATAACTTTATCATTATTAGTAACAGTTCCATCTACGGCGTATGTATTAATTTTTGGCATTATCTATCCGAATCTTTAATCATATCATCAATGGCTTTATTAAATACCTTATCAGTATATGATTTGTTTTTATAAAATGTGTTTCTTTCAGAAGTTGGTAAATCTTCTTCACCGGCTAATATTTTATATATACGAGCGATCATTTGTTTACACTTAAATGATGAGGTATAAACCGCATACTTAGCATCTCTTCTATTACGCTCTCTCCATACATTTATCCACCCCTCTCTTCTTAATCTTTCCCAGCGATGTTTATCCCAAGAATAAATGTATTCGCCCTGCATAAATTCCTTGCGAGTGAAATAATTTAAAGAGTCTAAATATATAAGTAGCTCAATATCAGCTTCTTTCAGATCGTAGGTTCTTCTCGCCCATTTACGGACTACTCTGTAGTATTTAAGGATACCCGCGTCTTTTAGATCAGACCAAGTAATTCTCATTCTACAATAACTACGTCAGTGTTTTTTATTACTTTATAAAGCTTGTTGTCCATCTCTATGCCATTGCCGGCGTGCTTGTCGTACCAAACCGTATCGTCTTCGCAAATACCAATAACCTGGGATCCAACGCTAATTACCTTACCCTTTAAGTACCTAATGTCCTTGTTTTGTGATTCCGTTAATTCAAGCCCACCAACTACTGATGGGGCTGACTTAATTTTTTCTACGATTAAATAAAAATTAATTGCTTGCATTTTCTACTCTTATATTAGATATTACACAATCTGATGAAATTATAGTTTTAGTTACAGAAATAGCATTTTTAAGTGCTGTTTTTGTCACCAATACTGGATCTATAATTCCGGCTTTTAACATGTTCACATTTTTGCCCGTTGACACGTCTAACCCCCACCCGGCTCTTGCATCCATATGTTCTGTACTAAATCCGGCGTTATCTAATATGACTTCCCACGGCTTGCATATTGCATTTAGTAATAGCTTTTCACCATCGGTTTTATGCTTTATTCTATGGGCAGCGTTTAGTAAGGCAATACCCCCACCTGGTACAATACCCTCCTGTAGCGCAGCCTTTGTAGCATATATAGCGTCTTCCACACGATCGCGCTTTTCTTTAAGTTCGACTT